ATAAAAATCTCTACTTTTCATTTTATCAAGCCAATGATTATATTGTTCAGGAGACATTCTTTCTTGTGGAGATATACCGTACATGGGATTATTCTTCCCAGAATTGTTTTTGCTATGAAGTAGTTTAATCCTATTCTGTTCTTCTATTGGTAGCTTGTGGAATATGTCTATACCATACATAGGATTATTTTCTCCAGACATTGTTTTAGAATGTTGTTCCTTCCATTGTTGAGTATGAGGGACACCGCTACTCCCTTCACCACCAAATGTAGAATTTGTCAAATACATACCTGAATTATTTTGGTATCCGATAACATCAATTCCATAACCTAATTCAAATACATAATAGCGAATTCTTTCTTGTTCTACGTTAAAAGCTTCTTCTTCTGACAAATTATCTTTATATATTTTTGTTATGTATCCGTATTTATTAGCAATTCTATCGTGATGTTTGTTTCGTCTTTTTTGCTTATATCTATGACCTTTGCCTTTTCCGACATAAAAACATGTCATATTATCTAATCTAAATCTTTCATATACATAATATTCTTTTTTGTTTTCCATATTTTATCACCTCATGTCCTAAGCTGATAAATTTTAATACATTAGCTTTCCTATTTTCACCGATTATTTTTTGAACAAGATTTCTCTTGAACCGACCCAGTAGTTAAGTCTTCGTCCATTCCATTTGCACGATCTTGTATATCTGTTCCAATGCAATTAACCGCTATAATGTTTTTACTAAATGCAAAATATTTTTCCATTTCTTCTGAATACACATTATGTAGATAACAAACATTGTTTGGGGAATTATGAGGATTTCTAAACGCTGCTAAATATTCATCATGTTCAAAACGCTTAGTATAACATTGAATTGTTCCAAATTCTTTTTGAAAAGTAGGATCTTTTGTATAATCCTCACCAACAGAATAAAGTAGAAGTGCATATGGATTACCGCATATAGTTAAATTATCACCATTAACCATAATTTTACCTTTTCTCAACTTATATACATATTCAAAAATAATTTTCTTTTTCTCATCTCTAAAAAACGTGCTATTTCCAAAATCGTGATTATGATGATATAAATCTGCAAGCATTTCATAGTGATTTACTTCATTTGCATATTTTCTCAAGAATTTCTCAAATTCATTATTATCTCTTTTTAACAATTCCACATAGTCAATACTCACTTGAGCGATATCTTTTACATCATTTGAAGTACATGGGAGAGTATTTATCATCTGATAACTTAATTGCTGATAATTTCCAAGCTTACTAGGATGATCTGTTTTTACAATTCCCCAAATGTCACCATCCATATGAATCCTATCACACCAATATTCATATGCTTCAGTTAATGTATTACCCATTAAATCTGCGAATTTCTTCCACTTAATAGCATTATCTGTTGTAATCATTTTAATATCTTTGATGTAATGCCATTTTCCAAACATATCCTGAACTTGATAAGTATTGTAATCATATCCATTCTTATCACACCAATTCATAAAAAACTTTTGAATATATGATTTAAAAGCACATGCTTTAAACAGATGATTTCTTAATAAAGCCATTCCATTTATAAAAGATGGTAATTTGAGATATCGATAATCAGCTTCAATCAAAGCCATTCCATCCCATAAGGTATTCTTTACTTTACGAATTTCTTCAGTTACAACGCACTTCTTTTGCTCTTCACCGTTATTATTTATGAAGTTTTCAGCTTTTACAACTTTTGTGATTGTTTCAAAAAAAGAATCTTGATCTTTTAGAATTAAGATATTTTCAACAGGAATATGGATTGTATCAATGATAGTAGAGGTAGTAAGAGGTGCATATGCAGACATTTCAACTATTTTTGCATTATCAAATTGCATTTTATTTCCTAAACCAATAGTGAGCCAATCATAAGCAGTATCATATAGTTTACTATTGATAAAAATTACTTGTCCTAATTTTGCTTTTGCACTTGTGCGAAATAACATTTCATAGTGAATAACTTCTTGTTTAATTGTTCCGTCCCTACATTTTTTCTTATAGGCAACATCAACTCCATTTTCGTAAAAATACTCACGAATTTCATCACGCTTTTTTGGTGAGTACAATTCTTTGCGACTTTTAATTTTGTGTAGAGTTTTTTTAATGTTCTCTTTTTGTTCATCACTAGATTCATTATATAATTTTTCTAACCTTTTATATTCCTCTTCATAAGATCGACTACCAAACTCATAATCCAAACAAATAATATCTCTAGTACTTTCACCTTTGTATATGTTCAATCCATTCTTTTGAAGAAAAAAGTTAAACAGACTATTATTAAACATCGCTTCTGTATATGTAAAATAATCTCTGATACCAAGATTTACATCATATAACATACCAGCTGGTATATTTTTAATTTTAATTCCGTATTTGCTCATAAAATTTATATCACCACCAATTCATCATCACACAAAATAAACAGGAATCTTTCTCATATTGTATTTTTTACAAATAAGATAAGCAATATATCCATCAACCAGTTCAAAATCTTCATTTAGTACAATATTGGATAATTCACCATATTCCAAAAAACGTTTCAATTTCTTATTAAACTTAAATTCGTTAGGAGATTTTCTTTGAAAACAATATGGAATTTTTACATCGTTGATAGAAATCCAATATTCTGTATCTTTTTTATATCCAAATAACATTGTCATTAAGTTACTCATAATAATTTTCCTCCATAATTTTAATATCGTATTGTAACCAATCAAGTAACCATCTAATACTTGGTATACAATCTCTATGTACATATTCACCATCTATATTTTTAATATATTCATCACCAGCACATATGCCTTCCTCACAATAACTGCAAAAATATCTTGCTTTTTGTGTAGTGTAATTTGGACATCCTGCACTGCACGGATCATGTCTGCAAGTTTTACACATTACGCAGCACCCACTTTCTTATTTATTTTCTCATGAGCAAATCCATCATCCGTTGTATAATAGATTTCTCTAATTCCAAAATCTTGTATGGCTGCCATACAGGAAGGACATGGTCTTGCCATACTATAAGGTCGATCTGCACGCTCACGATAAATGTACAATTTTACTTTTGAAAAATTGATATTCATATGTTTAATTGAATTTATACAATTTATCTCTGCGTGTAATTTCGGAACAAATGTCCCATCGTCCTTTTCTCTATATTTGTTATAATATTTCTGCATTGGATGCGTTTTGTGAGTACTAAACCCAACACCAATAATATTTCCACAATAAACAGCAACACATCCTATATGCACTGGAAAATCAGAAATATGTGCTATCTGATGAGCTTTTTTAAAGAATTTATCGTCTTTATTTGTCATTTTCATTCCTTTTTTGAGTATTTTTGTCGGTTTTCTTTAATTTTCTTTCTTTTTCGTAACTTTTTATCCAATATAATTATTACGTGAATAACGAAGATCATCCGCAATTCTTTGAATGTGAGCACCTGGTTTAGTAACCGGATGATTTGTACAAAAGTCATACTCATAAACATATCCAGAAAAATATTTATGAAATTCCTCTCTGGAAGGTAGGTTATATGTATCGTATTTTGTTCTCGTATTTTCGTTTTCTTTCATCATTGTTAGTTTTCTCCTTTAAAAATTTTAATATATTCATTGCAATCACTCCTTTGCCGTTGCGTGATTACTAAGTTTCTAATTCTATATTCTCTTGTATGCTTTATTTTGAGGAATTTTTAATAGAGTAGAAGAGTAGATATTATTTTGAATAGCATGTATCTATATACTGCATATATGTATTTCCACGTTGCCTTAATAAATCTTCACAGACATGATAAGCAACCCAATTATAGTCATTTATTTTCTGGCACATCTTTTGATGTAATTTCCAAAGATTTACTAGTTCACAATCAGATTTTGAATTATATTCCAATATTACTTGTAATTCTAAAGATTCCATTTCACTAACGTCATTATATATCATGTAAATCACTCCCTTATTATTTTCTCTGATATGCACTTATTCGCTATCTGAAATAGAATTTTCATCAATCCATTTCTTAAACAATGTTCTCATCCTAATACTTGGAATATATACCCATATGTCTTTTCCATCTCTGATTGCGGATCGCCAAATAAACTGTAGCATTTCAGACAAAGCATATCCATCTTCATCTACTTGAATGTTATTGCAAGTAAAGAAATTTTTTACAAATGGGTTCAAATATCTGTTTACCGGATACACAATGGATGTTCTTTCACGATATTCATTTGTTGCTCTTGAATTTATCGGTAAGAAGCCTTTTGTATAACCTTTTCCTTTCAGAAGAGATTTATAATCTTTAAAAGTTGTCCAAATATTATCAGCAGATGAATCATTCCTAATATGTCTAAAGAAATTACTAATATTGTTTTTTAGAACGTTCATTGATGAATTATTTTTATTTCTGTTATACCAAGATTTTGATAAATCAAAATCTCTATCTCCAACCATATTCATTTTCTCTACTTCACAAATATGAATCAAACTTTTGTAATCGTAGTTTAAATATTTCTTTTCAGCATCATATTCGACTAAATGATATGTTTCAGGAGTATAACCATTGACTGACCAATACTTATATTCTAATCCATAATAATCATAGTAATATCTCTGTAATTGAATATTAAACTGATATGTAAGAATATAAATACTTCTAAATGAATTAAATGTTGTCTCCATAGCATACCAAACTACCTAATTCACAAAGTCGTTTTTCATTATCAAATTTTCCTTGATAATCAGAATGTTCTTTTTTCCAAATTAACTGTTTTGTTTCTGGATTGATATCAACATAGGTATTTTTTAATATTTCAAAATCTTGTTTTGATAAAAAATATTCATCAATTACATTTGCAACTTCATCCATGATTAATGTATAATTCTGTGCTCTACACATATCAATCAATTCATTATCAAATTTCTGAAATAATGCATGTGTTGATACAATATTTTCTCCTCTATTGATTAACGTTTTCAAACTGTCCAATTTACTTGTTTTATTGTCAAATTTAGGTGTTTTAAAATTTTGTTCTTTGCAAGACTCTCTATATCTAGTTACCTCATCTAAAAATGGAGTAATTACAATAAATTTTTCGTTAAATGAATTGTTAATGTAATTTATAATCGACATAGTTTTACCTGAACCCATAATTGCATCTACAATATTCACTTTGCAATTGAAAATCATAAAATTTCTCCTTTTCTCCTTTTATTTTATTTTGACACCTGTTTTCGAAAATAAGTGTCAAATTTAAATTTATCTTAATAATGAAATATGCTTATTTTACTAGCAATAATTAGTTTTTATCATATTTATTATCATATTTATTGCTCTTTTTGGCTCATGTTAAAAGTGCCAAGACATTAAAAAAATGGCGTAATTTCAACGAATTTTTAACTTTTTACTTAATAATAATATTAAAAAAGCGACTCTTAAAAAATAATGACTTGTTTAAATAAATCCTGAAGGTGTCACCCATATTTGCAATTTCTTATAATAAGGTTTTGCACATTTTGGTGACACTTAGAATGAGAGATTTATTCGTAAACTAAAATGACGATTTGTTGGACTGCGTAAGCAGGACAACAAGGGCGTTCATTGCTTGCAATGAATGACCAACAACGCCGTAGGCAATCAGTTAATTGATAACTTTTATATTGTAATATTATCCATACGACCTTTATCTTCCAGTAGAATATTCTCTATGTATTTACTCCTCATCCTGATTATTCGTCTACATCACATTCAACATTATCATCGTTACTTTTATTAAATATCGTTGGAATAGTAATAGCGATATCACTTGTATCATTCAGATGATATTTTTCTAAAAGACTGTCAACTAATGATTCAAACTGTTTGCGTAAAGTCAAGTTATGTTCAATGACATCCAGTGTATAACATGATTCCAGATGATTATCGTAACAGTAGTCATCCACCATCTGATCAAGATCAATGTCCGGATACATATTTTTCAGCTCATCATATAGGTTTTTGTATAGTGTTTTATTGTCAATATGGAAATAATCAGTAAGTAACTGGTATTTTGGAAACATCTTGGTTGACCAATAAGACCATCTTTTCTTTGATATCTGTGGTTGTTTATCTGATGATCTTGCATCTGATGTATTTGTTGAAGTTGAATTTTTCAATGCATTAACATCTTGCTGCAATGTCACAACTGTCTGAGTAAGAGTAGATAGGGTGTCTGTCATCTTTCTGAAGGTATTTGCAAAAGATTCTAATTTTTCATCAAGTTTAATATCTGATATAGATTTATTATCAATGAAGACAGAAGCTAATACATCTGCACATTTATCCTGGTAAAGTTCTAACTTAGCTGCTAATTCAGGTTGTTCACGTTTCATTTTTGGTGTGATGTTAATTTTTGCTAATGCTATTGGAAATTTACGTTGTGAAATACAAAATGTTTCTCTATCTAATTCTAATGTAGTGCCATTTTTAGTCATTACTTTTTGCATTGGAAGATTGAATTTTACAATACCTTTTGATACAATTGCGTCGTTAATCCATTTGTCACGTCTTTTTCGGATTTGATTTCTGTCCGTAAAACCAATTCCCTTTAATACTAAATTAATCGCAGTATAGACTTCACCTGTTGCATTATCTTTCAATGCAATAAGGTCATCTCCGTAAAAATTAAAATTAGTTACTTGTAATGCTGTCTGGTTATTCATGTTGTTTTCTCCTTTGTATGTTTTTTTGATTTTTTTGTGATTCATATATTTATTCGCTGTTAAAATTTATTTTTTGTTAAAAATAAGGCAGATATTTATTTTTTCATATCTGCCTATCAGTTACATCAATATTCAGTTGTATGTGTAGAGCAGATATTTATATCAGATAACCAGTTTGATTCTGGTTTAGTTATCACTCTGGCATTATTGTATGCCATCTCTAAAGTTAAACACGTATGTCCTTGATAACAATTTTCTTTCCTTGTAACAGCAATAGCAACATCTGGTTTGCTGTCAGACATTAGACATAACGGTAATAAAAGTTGAATTTTCCCATCATAATATTGTGGAATTGCTAACCTGTAATTACAAGAGACTCTTTTCTTCATAGTTTCTATTGCACCATTTAGAATGTTAATCATATTGTTGCTTTGTAAAAATTCCTTTGGTAGTCGTTCCTTGTTTCTTTCATCATCAAGAATGTGTTTGTATTGAATGTCTATTGGATAATGCCAATCAAAAATAAGTAATTCTGGTTTGCTGAAATAATTAGCTCTATCCGGTCGTTCTGTTATACCAATGCTACTTAATTCATAAGCAGTGAGAAATAAGATATCTGACCTGGTTTGATAAGCATATATTTCTTCATAGTATTTTGTGTATAATCCAGTATTGAACAATGCATAATTTGTACCAAAAATAATTTTTCTTTCAGAATGTAATCTTTCATATGTTTTTACAATATAATTTGTTAAAATTCCATTATCCGGATAAGTTTCATTTGACCAACATTCATCCAGAGTTAATTGAGCAAGCTTATTAGTGTAATCTTTCCAATCAAGATCAAAATAGGACATAACTTCACCTTCTTTCTGATCGGTGCTTGTGTTATCTGTGTTTGGGTCAGAAACATTCTTTGATTCATCTTTTTCATTAGTATAAATTTTTTCCAAAGTTTCATCTAAATAATCATTTGGAATTGGTTTTTGTGGAATAGCTTTATAATTTTTAATCTTATTTTCTGGTATCCATAAATACATTTCACACTTTGGTGATAAATCATATTGTGCTGCTATGTTAAGATCAAGAGAAATCAAAGTTGCCCTTGCATTATTTAAAGCGTCTGATGGATTGATACCAAATGAAAAAGTTATGCAATTAGATTTAAAATTTGAGTTAATCAAGGCTATAGGATTTAAGTATGTAGTTGGTATTAGATATAAATTCATGGTAATTTCCTTTCTTTTAGTTGTTTTGGTTTTGTGAAATGTTATCCGATTACATTTACTTATTCTCCAGATGAAAATAAATTTTGTGTTTCATTTTGCATTTTGAAAATTTTTATGAGTCAAATTTGAAATGTAAGAAGCAAGGAGATTTTAATGTAATAGGAGAGTTGTACAGGATAGAAGAGTAATGAATGCTTTAAATATGATATCTGTGGAGATTTTGTAAACCTTTTGAGGTAAATTTCAATTTTAATATAATGGATGTTAAATTGTTAAGTTATGAGTGTTAGATGTGTTTTGCCTTTCTGAAATTCATTTTTCGCTAATGATAGAGTGATGATAAATAATGATAATATTTTATGGTAAGTGTAAGCGTAAGATCAAATGTTGCAGGAATGAACTTGAAAAGTAGTGATAAAACAAATGACTATGAGATATGAGTTGTGGATGAAATAGTAATGTAGTGTGATTTCCAATTTTTCGATTTTTGTTTGAGAGTTATAAGTAGTTCGAAAGTAGTTCGAAAAGTATGATTTTTTAGAATCCATTTTAATAGAAAACAATTGAGTATTTTGGATGTTTTTATATGGTGATTTATGGGGTGAAAATAGGTGCTAATTTTACGATTTTATGGAAGCTCGAAAAAAGTAAGTAAAATAGGGAAGTTTTTGAGGAGTTTGTGTAGGTTTGAAATTTGATTGAGGAGTCTGGAGGTTTAATTTTGATAGGAAAATAGGTGATTTTTCGAACGTGATATCGAGTAAAAATGGGGTATTTTTTCGAATTTTAAAATTGAGTGGTGAGTGGAACACATCCATGATATATTAGCAAACATAGTATATTAAAAAATGTAAACCTACCCCCGTACTAAGGTTTAAAAAAATGCGTAGTTTTGTAATAATTACGCATTTTTGTTTTATTTAAACTATGAGATATAGTTTTTAAAACTACATGTAAAGTTGTAAAATCAATAAAGATTATTGTATAAAATAGTCCAGGCAAAAGGATATAAATTTCTGACAATAAGGCATAACTAATTTCTCGAAAACCGAACTATGAAAAAATAGCAATTTTTGACGACTTTCTACAAACAATAATTCTAAAATATCCCCCATTTTCCTACACTTTTCGAACTATGCATAAACAATTTTCGAACCTATAAATAAAATACATAAATTGCATAAACAATAACTAAATAGCCCTATAAATTGTATATAAATTATATACAATTACGTAATAAATCAT